ACNCACGGTCTTAGGCACTCAACACTGTCCGCACAGATGCCTTCAGAGAGCAGTTCCGTTGTGTCAAACGCAACCAATGGAATCGAACCACCTAGAGGATACTTGTCCGTTAAGAAGAGTAAAAAGGGGAACCTTAAGCAAATTGTTCCACAGTACAATACCCTGAAAAACAATTACACATTGTTATGGGATATGCCTGGTAATGAAGGATACATTAAAATTGTTGCTGTAATGCAAAAGTTTTTTGACCAGGCAATTTCTGGGAACTGGACTTATAATCCTTTACATTATCCTAACAGAGAAGTTCCAATGTCTCTTATCACCAGTGATATGCTAACTACATACAAGTACGGTTGGAAGACCTCATATTATCACAATACATATGATCATAAATCTGATCAAGGCGATGACGAACTGGAGGAAATGAAATCAGAATTAGAATCACTTATTGCACAGCTAGAAAACAACGAAGAGGACGACTGTGAATCTTGTAAAATCTGAAAAAACAAACGTAAAAGGAATGACAGTATTTAACACGACTAAGGTAGATACTAAAAAACAACCAATGTTTTTTGGTCAACCATTAGGTGTTCAAAGATATGATGGGGCAAAGTATCCCGTCTTTGAAAAACTAACACAGCAACAACTTAGTTATTTCTGGAGACCAGAAGAAGTATCACTACAAAAAGATCGTGGTGATTATCAAACTCTTCGTCCAGAACAAAAGCATATTTATACTTCTAACTTGAAGTATCAGATCATGCTTGACTCTGTACAAGGTCGTGGACCTGGCATGGCATTCATGCCCTACTGCTCACTTCCTGAACTGGAATCTGCCATGTCAGCATGGGGATTCATGGAGATGATTCATTCTCGTTCATACACTCACATCATTAAGAATGTCTATAGTGATCCTTCGGAAGTGCTTGACACTATCCTTGATGACGCTAACATATTGAAGAGAGCATCATCAGTAACTGAATCCTATGATGACTTCCTACAACATGCTCATGAGTACGACACAAGTACTATGTGGGAACTTGCTAGCGAAGGTCATACTGCAGGACAGTATGATCGTTACTCTCTGAAACGCAAACTTTATCGAGCAGTTGCTAATGTTAACATTCTGGAAGGAATCAGATTCTACGTTTCGTTCGCTTGCAGTTTCGCATTTGGTGAGCTTAAACTTATGGAAGGATCCGCTAAAATTATCTCTCTCATCGCCAGAGACGAAAGCCAGCATCTTGTCCTTACTCAAAACATCCTCAACAAATGGAAAGAGGGAGATGACCCTGAGTTTAAAGAGATTGCAAGAGAGGAGGCACCATATGTGAGAAAGATGTTTATGAATGCAGTTGATGAAGAGAAGGCATGGGCAGAGTATTTGTTCTGTAATGGTTCAATGATTGGTCTCAATGCAAAACTTCTTCAGCAATATGTTGAGTGGACTGCAAATCGTCGTATGAAAGCAATTGGTCTCAAACCAGAATATGATATTGCTGCCAAGAATAATCCACTCCCTTGGATGCAATATTGGTTGTCATCAAAAGAGGTTCAGGTTGCTCCTCAAGAAACTGAGGTTGAGAGTTATTTGTGTGGAGGTATTGTGCATGACATGCAGAAAGATACTTTTGCAGGATTCCAATTATGACTTCACCTTCTTGGAAACTAAAAGCATATGCAGATCCAAACATCTCTGATAAAAATTACTGTATGCTTAAATTAGGTCCAAGAAATTTAGGTGAACTTTTATTTTATCTATTTCTGAAGGTGAGGTATTCTTTAAGAGAATAAATAGGTTAGTGATGACTTTTATATGTACGATAATCCATGGTGGCATGAGGATAAAGTATTTGATACCGATAGTATTAATGGATACTACGGTTTTGTATACTTGATAACCAACACCACTAATGGTAGGAAGTACATAGGTAGAAAATACTTTTGGTCTTTTAGAAAGAAGAAAGGTCAGAATCGTAGATCTAAACAGGAATCTGATTGGAAAAAGTACTACGGTTCTTGTCCAGAACTGAAAGAAGACATTAAAGTATTAGGTAAAGATAAATTTCAAAGAGAAATTTTAAGTTTACATACTACCTTAGGTAAAGTCAATTACGAAGAGACCCGCCAACTCTTTGTATATTCAGTTCTTACTGAAAGCTTGACAGATGGCACACCTGCATACTATAATGGAAATGTTCTCGGTCGTTACTACCGTAAAGATTATTTTAACTATGATTCTTGAGACACTTACGGCATTTTTGATGCCACCCCCACCAGCAACTATTCCACCAGTGGTTGCTGAACAGCACATAAAAACTTGGACGTGTCCTGAATGTACGCTTGCTGAACAATATGTTCTGAAAGAATTGCAGGCACATACAAAAATTACTGATCGTAATGCTCTTGCTACGATCATGGGTAACATCAAGCAAGAGAGTAAGTTCATCTCCAATATCTGTGAAGGTGGTGCTCTCGTCTCCTATACTAATTGTAAGGTTGGTGGGTATGGTTTGATCCAGTGGACTAGTATTGGACGCTATAAAGGTCTTGGAAACTTTTGTGCTAAGTACAACTGTGATCCATCATCACTTTCAGGTCAGGTTCGTTGGATGATTAATGAACCTATCTTCCAACGTGCTCTTCCTATATTTGAAGGACATGATCAAAGTATTTCATATTATATGAAACCCGCATACTACTGGTTAGGATGGGGTATCAAAGGTAACCGTGAAGTATATGCATGGGACTATAAAGACAAATTCGTATTGTTTTGACAAACACAACTGGATAGTGTATACTATCCTTGATTAGTTTGCCCCGTTAGCTCAGGAGACAGAGCACGAACCTTCTAAGTTTGCGGCCGGGGGTGCGAATCCTCCACGGGGCGTCGTAGATGTATTAATACATCTACTTTACAATCCCCTGTAGCTCAATCAGGCAGAGCGCCAAACTGTTAATTTGGATGTTACTGGTTCGATTCCAGTCGGGGGAGTTAGGAACTTGAGACGTTCCAATCAAGGTGCTCATCGGTTCGGATATACCGAAACCATGTTGGTGAGGATAAACCCCCTTGAATATTCACAACGGAAATTGTGTCTTACTCCATTGCAAACTGTCCGTATACTGGGTGTAATGCCCACATAGCATACGGATAAGTGTAGTGTTTGCTCGAATAGCTCAGCGGAAGAGCACCTCCTTTACACGGAGATTGTCGGGGGTTCGATCCCCTCTTCGAGCATAAATAAATTCAGTGATGCAAAAGAAGGCATGTAACATGTTAACTGCAAGATGTAAAGTATGTAATTTAGAAATTACAAGTAATTTAAAACCACAATGCTGTGGGTGCTCCAATCAGATGACGATATGTAGAGACACTATCACTGCTAAAGATATGTCGATGGTTCTCCTGATTAATTCTGAAAGAAATGTTAAGGATTCCACAGTCCTTAGTGCTAATGACTTAGAATACCAAGAGAACCGAAGGAAACGTAAGGTTCGTAAACTTGACTTTGAAGTAAAATGAATTCCAAACATGACAAGCGTAAGGATGCTCTCGGTCTCTTCTATGAGAGTGTTCTTAAACCTGATCCTCAGTTACGTCAGTGTGCTCATAACCAGGAATGCTACAATGAGTTAATGGAGTGGCGTTCGCAAGTATTGGAACATCTAGATATCCTACGCAATCAAGAATTTAATTCTTGACACATTCTCCTGATGGATGTATAATACATCAGGGACCGGGGTGTAGCAATCTGGTGAATGCAGCAAACTCATAATTTGCCTAAGGTGAGTTCGATCCTCACCACCCCGATTGGAGGGTTTCTCCTCCACTATTGTAGTTAAATTGCAAAAGCAATGTCTCGTTCTAAATTTAATTCTAAATTCAAATCCGATCTACCTAAACTGACTGCTGCAGTTGAAGGTACACTTGCTCTCGATAGAGATAATCCTAAACTTTATCAGAAACTTATACGCTTCTATGAAGATCAGGGTGTACAATTATATGATGATCCTGAAGATGATTACAATGTTATTCTTGATTCAATTGAAGCAGATTTAATTGAATCTGGAGTTTATGCTTGATGGTCTCGGACAGACATTAATTGTGCCCTGGTGGAGTCAATTTTGACCCAACCTGGTTTCCAATTTCCAGTTAAAGAATTGGTGGCGTGCATGTGCTCAGGGAGGTTTGACCACCTCCTTTTTTTTTAATTAGAATTATGGAATTTTGCGATTGGTTTGAAGGTAACTTTAATAACTGGAAACAAGCGTCCAGTAGACCTACTTCGTTTGCTCATATTATTTTGAAGCATGAAAGGATTGCAGACAATAAATTTCATGTAACCCAAAGATATAATCATGAAACTACATTCTATCGTGATGTAGTCATTGAAATTATTGAAAATAGAGGTGTTATTATTGTTGAAAATTCTCAGTGTAATCTAGTGTTTAGAAAAAAAAGTGATTGTTACAGAGGTGGTACAGTACCTGGTTGTATATTTAAAGAAACACTTCTTGTGAGTAGAGCAAAATTGAGTCCTAATCAGTACATTGTTATTGATGCTGGTTTTGATCTAATTACTAAAGAACAGAAATGGGGATCTACTAATGGTCCTTTTATTTTTGATAAAGATAAATAGGATAGTAGAGATTTTATAGTTAAGTGGTATATAAAATAAATACGCCTGGTATTGCTGACCTGGCAGTAACAAATGATCAGATAGCAACTAGCACTATTGAAGTTACTAAATTAAATGCCAACCTATTAGGAGCACTTGTTCCTATTGGTGGAATTATTATGTGGAGCGGTACGGAAGACCAAATCGCTGGATTTCCTAATTGGCAATTATGTGATGGGAGTGCAATTTCATCTGGTTCATTGAGTGGTACTAATACTCCTGATTTAGTTGGCAGATTTATATTAGGCACAGATACTTATGATACTGGTGAAGGGAGATGGGAAGAAAATATTACAGGTGATTCTA